ACACACATGGCAGGGATCAGAGGTTGGCGAAGGGAAAGCGGGCGTCGAAGCGGCGGCAGAGCCGTTGGGCAATGTTGCGGTAGGCATCGAATTCCGAATGGAGCGGGCCGATGAGACCAAGTGCCACAGGTCGCTTGCTGCCGGTCCACCCGAGGTAATCCCAAAGGTAGATCAGCGCGTCTTTGGCGGTGGCCGTGCGTTTCGCTTGGGTCTTGTTCTTCTTGAATGATCCAAGGCAATCCACCTCGGCGGCCCGGCGGCAAAGCCCCAACACCGTGGCAAGGTGGTGAAGAAGTTTTTGGCGGTTGAGCGTGCCGGCAAAGACCCGGAATTCGATCACGCCGTGGGAAAAGAGTTTTTGGAAGTTGATCATTCCCCTGCCGCATTCGCGTGCAGCCCTCAACTTGCGATTGGGGTCTTTGCGGAGATGCATCTGGCGAACCAATTTCCCCACATCATCTCCGAGCATGTGGCTATAGCGGTTGAGGTGGCGGCCAGTGCCCGTTTGGCCGTAGAGGCTCATGGCGTGCCAGCGGGTGATGTGAGCCAACTTGCGTGCAAAGTCGCTCATCGCCTGCAGGTCTTCCGTGCCAATGATGGAGGCAACGCCCACGGTGATGTGACAACCGCAGGATGCGTTGACGTTGGCACCGATGGCGTTGGCCCATTCGACGAATTCGATGAGGTGTTGCACCCCATCGCTGCCACTGAGGATGGGTGAAACAAATTCGCATGCCGTACGATCAGCACGGGCACGAATGGATCCATCGCGTTCAGCCCGCCAGCACTCGCCATTGAATGTGGGCGCGTTGAGGGGCGCGGAGGATCCGGTGGCAATGCCAGCTCTCACGCTGATGCCGTTGTGGTAATTTCCGACCACCACGCCGGAGAGCACGGGGATGGTGGTTTCGAGTTCAACTCCGAAGGTAATGGCTTCGGCCTTCTTATCTGATGGTTTCATTTAGGATCTGGTGTCGGAGGGATGTGCGTTCCGACATCCTTCCTCCTGCCAGCCATCCGCGCGTTTTGTCGCGCGCCATCCGCATCCATATTTTTCACCATTTACTTCGACGCCCACTCGTTGGCATGCGGATTGAACGGGCATCAACAGGGACAAAATTTTCCCAGCCGGCATGAAGCCGCGTAATCATGCGTAGGAGCACATTCCCCCTGCTCAAGGTATGGCAATATGGTCAGCCCTCTCATCCACCATCCGCGTAGGTTGGGCTGGATTTACGCCCGTTGGCATGCGGAGTGGACGGGCTTAGAAAAACTACTAGGATAAAAGCATGAACGAGGACAAAGACGACGACAGAATCGTACATGATCCAATCGAAGACGATCCGGTTATGGGACCTCTCGTAAAACAAGCCGAAGAGGAAGCAATCGCAGCCTTAGCAAAGGAAGGCATCATGCTGAACATGGGACACTGCTACGAGGTTTGGGGAAGACAAAAAAAGATTCTCAAGGAGCGCCACGGCATCGATTGGAAGTCACCTGATGAAATGAACCCGATGATCATATTTGATTGATCGTCAGTTCTCAATGAAAGAGGCGAGAGGACCTAGCAAATCGTCCAATCAATACTCACTCGGCAGCAAGATCGTCGTCATCGACCTATCGTGCTCGGTGATGATGTAGAGGCGGTCGCCAGCGGGTGTGCGGTAGCAACTCAATAGCCGGAACCCGTCATCGAGCGCTTCATCGTTTGTCCTTCGATCCTCGTCGCAGAGTGCTTCGCCCCAATCACCGCAGTGGTGGCGTCGCAGGTATTGGGACAGGTCGACATCGAGCGCGATGGCACCGGGGGTGGCGAATATTTTCCCAAGCGGGAAGCGGGGTTGCATCAGGTGTATGCCCATGGGGATTTCAGTGGTTGGGGGTTAGGAATCAATGAGGTTGTCGAACAGGCCGGGAATGAAGGGCGCTAGGGCATCTTGCTCCTGGCGGAAAAACTCGGCTTTGGTTTTGCCCATCCGTCGACCCTGCGGCGTGTGGCAGTCGTATGCGTAGTCGGGTATGGGGATGTATTGACCCGCCTGTTCGAGTTCGTCGGTCAGCGTGGCAGCATCAAGCCCGGCCTGCTGGTCATAGACAAAGTTCTGAAGATGGTCGGCATCGCGGCTCTTCTTGGCCAAGCAGAGAAGGATGATCGCTTTCGATATGAAGATGCGCCCCTTGGGTTTTCCTTTGGGCACATGCTGATTGATCTCGGTGTAGCTGTCGTGCAGTGCCTTTGTTTCCGCCGTAAGGATTCCCCAGCAGTCTTCAGCGCTCACAGTGAGCAAGCGCCGCCAGACATACTGACCAAATCCACTGGCCCAAAGTTCAAGTGCCCAGTAGCCAGCAAGTTTGGCATCGCCGCGCCGAATGGCTTTCTGCATGGCGCTGGAAACCGCTGGGAATGAATATCCGCGTATGGTGTTGAGGTGATAACTCATGGTCTACCATGGTCTCGCGGTGAAACACTTGGGGAAAGCAGTATTGATCACCATTTTTCAGACCTTCACGGATTGACGGCGTGGTGCGTCCATCGAAACGCGGTCCTGGCTCTTGTAGTTTTCGAGGCGGATGTGGGCCTTCCATTTGCGCTTGAGATAGCGCTTCTCGGTGGCGATTCGTTCCTCGCTGCGAAACAAGCTATTGCCCCCAAGGTTCTTGTCTCGCTCCTGCACGAAACAGAACCTCGCTTCGTTCCAGACTAGGCGGTTGTCCATCAACTCTTGGAGTGTGGCATCGATGTCGCACTTGCACTTGAGCAGCTCGTCCCACTTGGGAACCCCACCCTTATCATCGCGAACCACCCCAACCGCCCCGCCGACCCAATGGTTCACACCAAACGGATCGTTGCGTTGAAGGAGTCTGGGATCGCTTCTCTGGTGCCAACCAAACAAACGTGCTCCTGCTCCACGTGCTGACCATGCCGAGTTCTCGATCATCGCCTGGGTTTCCTCGATCGACAGTTTGCGACACCTGAGGCTGACCATGCAGACGCACGCGGAAATGTCATCGTCGAGCATGACGATCGCATCATCAGTGAAGTGCTTCAAAACCCAGTTCCTCACCGCGCTGATGCCGGCAATCTCATCGGGGATGGTTTCAATTTCCAACCCGGTATGAGTGTAATGCTCAGCCTCGCTTGCGGGAACCAGCAGCGTTGCCGTGGGAAACAACTTGTGGCTCGTGATCGAGCGGCTCCGGCTTCGGCTTAGAATCAAGAGCCTGAGTTTCAGCGGGCGTAATTCCGGCCATGCTGGCCCGGCGGCAGAGTTCGAGGAGTCGTTTTCCATGGATAACACGGCCGAGGCCGATTTTTTTGGTTCTGCGGGTGATGGAGTAGTCAACCTCTCCCACCCCCATCAGTTGGAGTGCCTGCATCCAGTCGCGCAGGTCGTGGAACATAAAGACGAGGTAGTCGTGGTGTTCGAACGCCTGGCATTCCATGCGTGGAATCGTTTCCATTTCGTCCTCCGGGTTGGCGGCTTCGTCCATGAGCTTGCGGATCTCATCGTCCATGAATCCGGTGAGCTCGAGGTCGAAGCTTGGATCGGATTCGCCAATCGATTTGAGAACCCGGCGCAATTCGTCCTCATCGAGTTCGGCCAATTCCGACAGGCGGTTGTCGGCCAGAAGATCGGCAAGCTCCTCCGCCTCACTTGCATAGTCCTGCTCATCCACTGGGATTGTTTCGCAACCAATCAAAAGTGCGGCCTCCAAGCGGCCATGCCCGCGAACAATCAGCCCGGAGCGCTTGGACACGGTGACGGGATTGCGCCACCCCTGCTCCTGGATGATCGACGCGAGAAGTTGGATTTGGTGGGCGCTGTGGCGGTTCGGGTTAACCGGGTTGGGTTTCAGCGTGTTGGGATCCAGGAGGCGGGTGTGGGCGCAATGCACGGGAATGCTCATGCCCCCTGCCCCGCCGTCAACTATAGCCCCCGGACCCTTGACACTGCACAGGCGTTCATTCCTAGTCGGGGCCGCAAGCGGAGCAGCTTGAATTCAACTGGTACGACCATCGTAGCAAGGCGGAAAAAATGACAGACCACGAAATCAAACTGGAATTCATCCGCTTTTCCCCAGAGGGCAGCCGATTGCAGGTCAAAACGATTTCATGGGATGGTCATGTCCCCACGGACACATGGGTCGATTATGAGCCAATTCCTGAAAATGCGAGCCAGACGAATATAGATGCGGCGATGAACAAAGCCTTGGCCGACGAACGATATTTCAGCCGATGCCAAAAATGCCAAACGCTCAACCCAGACGGCTGGATGCATGATTCAAAGATTTGCCAGAGCTGCGCTGAGCAATATTTGGGCATTCTTTATTGATGTCGAGTTGACGAGTCGGCAAGCGGCGGATGGATGCCGTTTCCCCTGACATTGCCAAAAAGCTCCTTTCTCGCGACTTCGCCAACCTGATTGGCAGGGTCCAAAAAGGCGGCAAGCTGACCCGTACAGAACGAGCCATGCTGCAATCCATGGCCACTGGCAGTGGAGCGGCCCCAAGCACCGCATCCAGCTATGTGGAACTTGCTGCCGTGCTGGGCGTGACGCGCCAGTCGATCAACACATGGAAAAAGCGTAAGGACTCGCCAAAGCCAGCCTCCAACGGCATGCATGATGTGTCGGAGTGGAAGGAGTTCATGCGTCAAAACGAACTCAAGGGTGGCGAGCCACTCACTCAAGATGGCGCCGACATCGAAACATCGCTCAAGGCAAGGAAGCTGCTCGCTGAGGTGGAAGAGCGGGAATTGCGCGTGGGAATCAAACGCGGTGACTATGTGGCGGTGGAGGAAGTTCGCCAGACATGGACGGAATTCGTTGCGCAGGCAAAAGCCATGCTTCGCAAGAAATTCGAGCAGGAACTCCCGCCGATCCTGTCGGGCCTCGACGCCACCGGCATCCAGGAGGAATCACGGCGGGCCATCGATGAAGTTTTGTCCATCCTGCACCAAGGCGAATGAAATCAGTCGAACCGGCACACTCGAAGTTGCGAGGGATCTGGCGTGATGCATGGCGCCCACCAGATCGTCGTCCCCCATGGGCGTGGTGTGAGGACCACATTTCCTCCATTCCCTATTCACCGATTCCCGGTCGTTTCCGCTCGGCCAACTCACCATGGATGCGTGAGCCGATGGAGGCGCTGGTGGATCCAAAAATTCGAATCGTGAGCATCATCGCTGCCATTCAGAGCGGCAAAACCAGCGTTGGGGAATTCGGCCTTGCCCACATCATCGCCAACCATCCAGGGCCAACCCTGTGGCTCGATCAAACGGATGACGATGCCAAGGACCAGAGTGAAAGCAGGCTCCAGAAGCTCTTTGACGAATGCCAGCCGGTGAAATCCCTCTACCCGGCCAACCGCCACAAAAGGAGGCTTTCCACCATCCACTTCAACAACGGCATGACGCTCTGGGTGTTGGGGGCGCACAACAAGACCAACCTCCAGCGCCGCTCGATCCGTTGGCTTATTTGCGATGAAACATGGCGGTACCCGCAGGGGCACATGACCGAGGCCGAAGCCCGCGTCACCGCATTTGGCTGGCTTGGCAAGTGCCTCTTCATGAGCCAAGGCGGAGAGGAAGACGACGACACCCACCGCAAGTTTGAAACCACCGACATGCGCGAGTGGACATTTGCTTGCCCGCATTGCCATCACCGCCAGCCGTGGAAATGGGAGCAAATCGAATGGAGCAAGGACGCACGCGACGAATCAGGCGAGTGGGATTTCCAAAAAGTGCGCGAAACCACATCGATGCGATGCGAGTCGTGCAACCACTACTTCGAGGATAGCGATAGGTCGCGTCGTGAACTCAACCTCACCGGGAAGTATGTGGCGACAAACCCCAACGCCCCGAAAGAAAATGCCGGGTTTCATTGGAATGCGCTATGCGCCATGAGCTGGGGCCGCTTGGCCGAACTTTATCTCAGGGCCAAAGCTGCTGCCAGACGGGGTGATGTGAGCCTCATCCAGCAGTTTTATCAAAAGCGTCTTGCCCTCGCATGGCGGGAATACCTCGAGGACTACAAACTCGACATCGTGCCGGGCGGCTACCTCAAAGGTGAGTCGTGGGATGGTGAGGCCGGTGTGGATGCGCATGGGCGCTTGGTGCCGTCAGGACAAACATCAGCCTGCCCATTGCGGATCCTCACCGTGGACTGCCAAATGGACCACATGTTTCTCGTCGTTCGGGCATGGGCCGAGGATGGATCAAGCCGCCTGATTTGGGACGAGCGTGTGCTTACCTACACCGATGTCGCCAGCGTCCAGGAGAGATTCGGCGTTCATCCCAACCTGGTTTTCATTGATGCCGGATATGCCACCTACGATGTCTACCGCGAATGCGCCTCACATGGATGGACTGCACTCATGGGCGACAAGCGGGCGACATTCACGCACAAGGTGAAAGGCCGCAAGTCGATCGAACGCTTTTATTCACCTCGCCGCAAAGTGGTCCTCGGCCGCGGACAGAGCTGCTCGGTGTTTTATTGGAGCAACCTCAACATCAAGGACACGCTTGCCCGACTTCGCCGCAATCAAAACCCGGACAATGGCCCGGTGTGGGAGGTGCCAGACGACATCGATGAAGATTACCTCGCCCAAATGGAAGGCGAACACCGCATCAAAAAAAGCGGCAAATGGATGTGGGAGAGAATCGGATCCCGACCCAATCACCTGTTTGACTGCGAGGCCATGCAGGTCGCCGCCGCCACCATGCTCAAGATCGTCGGAAGAGAGTCACAATCTTCCGTTCAACCAGACCAACCAGACCAAACCGAAGACGTCGCATGACGCCGCTGATCAGATCGATCTCTTGGCCCCGTCTGATCGCCGTCCTCCGTTGACACAAATCGCCATTGCATGGCGCGAGGATTATTCGTCACAGGTTTCACCGTATCGGAGGTGCTCACCATACAGAGCCGCGCCAAAGCGCTCCTGCTCGATGGCAAGACGATCATGAGTTGGAATGATTCGGACACGAACGTGACCAAGCAATTCACCATGCCCGTCGACCAGGTGCTGGAGGAATGCGCCCATGCCCTGCGGATTCTTGATCCATTCGCATATGGCAAATCCCAGCGTGTGGCCTCATCCAGCGTATCCGGATACCTCGCCAAATGAGCCGCATCAGATCCATCGCCAAACTCGTCATCCCGCCGGTTTTACAACCCAAGGCATGGGGGTCGCCATACGAGGCCGCCAATTGGTCGCCACGCCGTGGATTTGTGCCGGGCGCAATGCCCACCGACGCACGCAATGAACTCACACCGGGCGTTCGTACCGAATTGGTGCGCAAATCTAGGTACCTGCACAAAAATAGCGGATTCGCGCGGGAATTGGTGGCCAACATGGCGATCTACTCAACTGGCGATGGCATCCGGACCCAAGCCCAGTCGCCGGATTCTGGTTGGAACCGCGCAGCCGAGGAATACTTCTCCCTATGGTCCGCCAGATGTGAAGTCACCAGACGGTTTTCATTTGAGGAATGCCAGGCGCTTGTCTGCCGTGGCATGGACATCGACGGCGAGTATTTCGTCCATAAGACACGCAACGCTCAAGGCGAGCCACGCATTCAATTGATCGAGTCGCACCGAATTGGCGACCGCCTGGGGTCCACCAAAACCGTCGATGGAGTCGGCCTCGATGTTTGGGGCGCACCGATCTTTTACCGCGCCATCGAAGACAATGGTGACTTCAGGGACTTGCCATCCGAAGCGGTGCTGCACATTCACGAACCTGAATGGGCCGGCGGAGTGAGGTCCCATCCAACCATCCAGCATTCGATCAACCACGTGCTCGATGAAATCGAATTGCTCGCCCTTGAAAAACACGCGGTCAAAGACAATGCCGATGTGGCCAGGGTGCTTAAAACGGCACGTGGCGAGCTTGATGATACGGGTGACTTCGTCGTCGGCGATGGCGTGACCGGCAATGAGCAAAGCGACCCACTGTCACTGCAGCGAATCGTCGGTGGAAAGCTCGTCGCACTCAAACCGGATGAATCGATCGAAAGCTTCCAGTCCAACCGCCCATCCCCCACTTTCACGGGATTTCTGGAACACCTCAGAAGGGACTCCGCACTGGGCGTGATCCCGTTTGAATTCGCGGCTGACTCAAGCAAGATCGGCGGCGCTGGCGTGAGACTCGTGGTGGCCAAGGCAGACCGCCGCTTTTCGTTCCGCCAGATGATTCTCGAGCGACGCCTGATCAGACCCGTTTGGTCCTATGTGATCGGCGATGCCATCAACCGCGGACTGCTCCCCCCGATGGAAGGCTGGTGGAAGATTTCCACTGTCCCGCCAAAACGTGTCACCGTGGACGCCGGACGAGAAGCCCAACAAAACCGCGCTGATGTGGAAATGGGGCTCAAAACCTTATCCGACCACTTTGCCGAGTTAGGCGCTGACTTCGGCGAGGAAATCGAACGCAGGGCCGCCGATGCCAAGCTCATCCTGGAAACTGCCACGAAATACGACGTGCCGGTGGGAATGCTGTGGAAGGTCGCTGGAACTGCGTTGACACCCCCAACAGGGGCGTGAACCCCATCCTCTCCCAAACCCGTGAATGGCTAATCCAACCCGAAGCGCTTCATTCAATGGCCATCGCGGCCAGAAGCTTCGACAGTGGAAGCATCAATCTTGCCGCCAATAAATCCAGCAGCCCCCTGCTCACCATCGACAACGGCATCGGTGTGATTGCCATTGAAGGCCCGATTGTTCGCAAGCCCGATATCTTTGCCCGAGTCCTCATGGGAGCAACTGATGCCCTAAAGATCGGCGACGCCATTCGCGAAGCGTCCGAGCGTGATGACATCAAGGCGGTCTTCCTCGATATCGACTCTCCTGGTGGAACGGTGGCAGGCACACCGGAACTTGCCGCTGCGGTCGCATCACTCAACGAGAATAAGCCAGTCTATGCGTTTTCATCGGGCCTCATGGCATCCGCCGCCTATTGGATCGCCAGCCAAGCCCGCGCCATCTACGCCACGCCATCTGCTCAAGTCGGATCCATCGGTGTGGTGCAGGCGGTGGTCGACGATTCCGGGGCACTCGATCGGGATGGCATCAAGGTCGAGGTATTCTCGGTCGGCAAGTACAAGGCCATGGGTGCGCCGGGCACCAGCCTCACCGACGATCAACGCGACCTCATTCAATCTAACCTCGCCGAAATCGCCGGAGAATTTCATGCAGCCGTCTTGGCACGCGGTCGATCGATTCCAGCCGAGGCCATGGAAGGCCAAACATTCAGTGGGCGGCAGGCCCAACGCTACAACCTAGCGGGCATGGTTTCAGACCGCGCCGAGGCCATGAGAAGGCTGAGAGTTTATCACTCGTCGGTTGACACGAAATCCAGGGTGATGACCGCAACACTCGAAGACCAACTCGCTGAAGCGCGCACCCAGGTGGAAACCATCACCCGCGACTATCAGGCCCAGACCGAACTCATGAACGAGACCTCAGCCTCACTCGATTCGCTGCGCGGCGAAGTGGAGCTGCTCACCGCCGAGATCGAAACGCTCAAAGCGGAGCGTGATGGCTCGATCGATCAAACCACAGCGATGCAGGCACGAATTGCTGAGTTGCAAGCGGCAAAGGACGATTTTGAAAAACGCGTTCAAGTCGAAGTCGCACGCGTCGTGGCCTCAACCGGAACCAGCATTCCGGCCAATGTCACACCTGCTGGCGACCAACAAAAATCGGAAGAACTGCAGGCACAATTCAAAGCCATCAACGACCCGACCGAACAAACCGCCTTCTGGCGCAAACTCACCCCAGAACAACAAGCCCTGATCCTCAAACACAACGCATAATCCAATGGCCAATACCCTCACCAACGTCAAAGACATCAAGGTCGCACAGCGGGCGCTCATGCCCTTCATGTCGAACCTTCTGCCTGTCACCGCATTTTCAACCGACTTCAGCCCGCTGCCTGCCGACAAGCTCGACACGGTGCGAGTGCCACTGGTTGGAGCGCCAAGCACATCCAGTGACTTCTCGGGCGATTACTCCGCAAACGCAGACTCCACGGTCACTGTGGTGCCGGTCACCCTCAACCGTCACAAGTACAAGACCGTCCATGTGACCGCCAAGGAGTCATCGGAAACCGCGCTGAATGTTCTCGAAACCCTGGTAGAAGCAGCAGCCCAACAACTCGCCCAAGATGTGCTAGTCGATATCTTCAGCTGCATCACCTTAGCAAACTTCGGTGCGCCGGGAATTCCCGCCCTTGCTGCCACAGGCTTCGATTACAAAAAGGTGCTCAGCCTGCGCGAAGCCTGCGGCAATGCCAAGATGCCGCCAAACCCGCGCTCGCTGGTCCTTGATTCCGGCTACTACACCAACATGCTTGCCGACGACGTGGTGGCCAAGAGCTTCAACCTGAACCTCAACGCCCCTGCCGTCACCGAGGGCATGGTCAAGCGCATCGCTGGATTCAACCTCCATGAAACAACGCTTATTCCGTCGGACAACGCGGAAAAACTCGTTGGTTTCGCCGCTCACTCCAGTGCCATTGCGGTGGCTATGCGCTACCTCCAACCGGTGGCCGATTACCAACAGGCTGGAGCCGTGACAGACCCCACCACGGGCATGACCTTCGGATACCTCCGATTCACCGACACCCGTTCCAACAAGGTCTTTGTCACCCTCGAATGCCTCTATGGCTTCTCCCCCGCAAAGACCGATGCCCTCAAGCGCATCGTAAAACCGTAGGTCATTTTGATGTGTGGGATAGACACCCTCTCCGGGCAACTGGAGGGGGTGTTTTTGTTTTCGGCCGATTGACACGCCACTCCGTGAGTGAACCCGATCCAAGCCGCGACGGCCGAAGCATTCCAAGAAATCCTCCAGGAGTCGGGCGTGCCGGTGGTCATCAACGGAACAACCTACCTCGCCACCGTATCGGCTAACCCAATTCAGATCGAACTCGAAGAAGGCGGATACCGCCAGGATGGGTCCATGGTGGTGAAGATGCTCATAAGCCACCTCAACACTCCCCTGCCCAAGTTCAACGACACCATCATGATCGGCGAAGTGCGCTATAAAATTGAGGAGCTCACGCGCAAGCCAGGCTCAGGGATCATCAGATACTTGGTCAACAGGAGGTAGGAATCATGAACCAGATCATCGAAGATTATTTGGCCGCGTGGATTGATGGAGCGGATATCGATCCAACACCTGAAATCCTGACAGGAACATCCAACGAAGTACGCGAGCCTGAATCCCATGCCGCCCTGGTGTTGGCGGACAATATCGATCACGTGGTGGGCCCGCTGTACCGCGCCAGCATCAAGGTCATCATTTCATCGCCAACCGACAATCGCAGCGAGCATTCAGCCATCACCAGCGCGATCAAGATGCTCATGAGTGCTTCATGCCCACCCGCATCCGGCTTCAGCTCAGCCGGTTTCAAGCAAACAAGCTACACCACTGCCGTATCAGGTGACGGGCGATGGCTGTCCACATTCGAGGGAGTTCTTGGTGTGGTGTGGGATGCCGGTTGACATGCGTCCATGGTGCGATGCCAGCAACATTTGGAGTCATCAACACGCACGACCTTGAGCCCCAGAGCGGGCATGTGAGCGAGTCCAGCATGGATTCCTCAGTTGAGGTCGCCACCATCCGCGACGAGATGGGGCTGACCAAGTACGCCGGCCCCAAGCCGCTCATCACGCGCAACGTGACCATTTCCGGCAAAGGCCTTCCCAACTTTTCTGATGTGGCAGTCGGGAACATCACAGTGCAACAGGTCTTCATCACCTCGGTGAAACGCAGCGAGAGCAACGACGACTTTCCCGAGTTCGAAATCGAAGGAGTCATTTACGAGGACGCATAACCCACCACTACCATGGCAGTCACTTTCAGCAAAATCGGAGTCCAATCCGTCAGCGCCGAACTCATCGAAAGCGTCGAAACCACCAAGTCCCTCGACACCAAAATGATCATGTCGAGCGAGGGTGGTTTTGGCGCAGGCAAGGGCTTTGACCCGAAGTTTGAGTTCACCATCAAAGGTCGCGGCACCACTCCGATCGATGCTGGCGGCAGTGCCTCCATGATCCCGGAAGGAATCACCGGCGGCGTCACCATCATCACCTCCGTGAAGTTGAGCGAGAAGAACGACGACTTCAACGAGTTCGAGATCAGCGGCGTGAATTACCCGCAGGCACAAGCTCTCGGCAATTAAACCGCGCTCCACCATCAAGATCACCCCATGAAACAAGGAACCACTGTCGCCATCGTGCGCGAGCACGACACGCCACCGATGAAGAGTCGCAACACCTCGATGATTGCCGGTGCGCTTACTTCCGGTTTCGAATTCGCCACCGACAAAGCATTCTTCGACACCGTTGAGGATGTGGGAGGCACGCCCAAGCGCACCGTCACCTGGCTGATGAATGCAGCAAAGACTGTTCGTTTCGTTCCAATCCCCAAGGAGGAAGAAATCACATTCACCGAATTCAAGCGGCGCTTTCTTTCTCAGGAATGGTGTGAGGCGAACCCCGATCACCCGATTTCCTACATGCGTGGAATCATCGAAAACAAGGGCGGGCTCGTCGATAAGATCAAAACCCTCATGCCCATGCTTTTGCTGCGCAAAGGCAAGCGTGTGGCAATCGTCCCATCCGGCAACGACGAGGCCAGCAAGACCCTGCGCGAAAAGATCCTCTCAATCTTCTAAGATCATGGAAACACGAGATCAACTTATCGGCCAGGGCATGATCGAGGCCAACAGCAAGACCATCGGCGGCATCAAGCTGCGAGCGTTTTCCTACGGCTCGCTCCAGATCTCCCACCTGCTCGGTCTCACTATCTTCACTGGCAACAGCGATGACCTCAGCGAGATCGAGCTCCAACGCCAAATCTCCACCTTCATCTGGATGCAGTCGGCGCCGCTTGAAGATGTGGTGGCTGCCGTCGCCAACAACACCGCAGGGCAAGCAGTACTCACCTATTCCTTCGGCATCGATTTCTATAACCTCAGCGACATATTCGCCGAAATCGAGCGCATCGGCCAACAAGTCGCGGCCAACGAGGTGCGCGTCGAGTCGAAGCACAAATTGACCAACGAAGACGAGCCGCCGGGAAAGTCCTAAACCCCGGCTGGTGCGCCAGCGTGGTCTACGCGATCGCCAAGGACACCGGATGGAGTGAGGAATACATTCTCTGGTCACTGCCGCTGGCGCGAGCACTGCAGTACTACCACTGCGCCCTGCAAGCCGCCGACCTCTGGACGCTTGAGCCGATCACGGCAAAGAAGATTGAGGAAATCATCCCCAGCTCCCTGCTCAACTACATCGAGGGGCTGGTTGACTCATCCGCTGAATAAATGGCCAAGACGACGATCGAAACCGACATCAGGCAGTTTCAAGCGATGGCCGAGAAGCTCGGAAGTTTTTCCAAGCGCGATGGTCGCACGCTCATGGAAGAGCAGGCACGCGGAGTCATCAACAACCTGATGCTCATCACGCCGCCAAGCAACGGCAAAACGCGCGGTGTGGCAGCCAAGAAGCGAGGCGAGGCAGCGATTGCCAGCGATGTTCGTAATGTCTTTGTCGGATCCACGCCGAAGAACGCAGAGGTCAGCAGCATGGCGGAAATGGCCAACATCATGCACACCAAGCGCCGTGGCGGAAACATCCGCATCAAGCGGGCAGTAAAGCCAACTCGCGCGGCCCGTTCGATGATCACCAATTTCATCAGAGTAAAACAGAAAGGTGTAGGCTACCTCGCGTCAGGCTGGGCCTCCGCCGCCCGCAAGCTAGGCAAGATCCGCGTGCCGAATTGGATCGGTCGGCATGATGCGCCTGGTGAAACGGACTTCAAAGTAGTCTCCACCTCCATCACGGCCACCATCAGCAACTTGGTTTCGTGGGGCAGCGAGGTTCACGGGATTGATCGCCGCATGGCCTACGCGGTGAGGATGCAGACTGGCAAGATGCGCCGCCGCGTCGATCACTTCGTGCAGAAGGCCATCAAAGCCGCCAATCGGTAAGAATTGACACCCGCCCGATAGCAGCAATGGCCGCGATCACCACCAAGCTCACGCTGAACGCCTCGGATTTCGTCCGTGGGATTGATCGGTCGAAGAAGTCGGCTGCTGGTCTCAAGTCCACAATGTCCTCGCTTGGGTCTGGCATCGGCACCGCTTTCTCAGGCATCGCCAAAAGTGTGGGTGCGATCGGAATTGCTGCCACTGGAGCTGCGGCGGCCATCGGTGGTATTGCCTACAAACTCATCAGCATCGGAGAAGACGGACTTCAGGCAGAAAATCGCATCAAGAATGTCGTCAAGACGATGGGGCTTTTTGGCTCTCAGTCCGGCGATGTGGCCGACAGGCTCATCAAGGTAGCTGATGCCACTGAACTTTCCACTGGCGTCGATGGTGACCTCATCATGTCGGCACAGGCAAAGCTCGCAACTTTCAGAGAGCTAGCCAAAACCACTGGCATCACCGGCGGAGCATTTGATCGTGCCACCCAAGCATCCATCGACATGGCCGCCGTCTTTGGTGGCGATGCAACAACCTACGCCGTGCAGCTCGGCAAGGCGCTGGAAGACCCGGAGAAAGGTCTAGCCGCACTCAAGCGCACCGGAGCACTCACCAGCTCGCAAATCAAAGCCATCTCCGAAGAGTTTGCTCAGACCGGCAATCGCGCCAAGGCATTCGACCAAGTGCTAAAGGCGATTGAAACGCAGGTCGGTGGAGCCGCTAATGCCACAGCAAGCGGTATGTCTCGCGTCAAGGTCTCGATCGGGCAGATGCTTGAAGAGGTCGGCAAGCCGATGTCAGAGGTTTTTTCCAAGTTTGCCGACGACGTGGCAAAGATGACGCCGCAAATCGTCGCCTCACTCAGTGGCCTCGCGCCCAAGATCCGTGAGGTTGGCAGCACACTCGCCGCCGCTTTATCAGAAGGGCTCTCTGGCGACACCACGCGACTGGTCAAGATCGGCGAGTTGATGGGTGAGGCAGTCGCGATTGGCTTCAAGGTCACGATCACACGCGGCTTCATGGAGGCCACAGAAAGCGCCTTTGGATTTCTTGAGGACATCAACCCGATCCGCAAACTTTCCAAATGGAGTCAGGACACTTTTGGAAACGACCCAACTTTCAACCAAGGCAAAATCAGCGAGAACATTGCATCAGGCAAGGGCCGCGTCACTGAAGGGCAGATCGAGGACGGCATCGCTCGGATCCAGCAACTTTTCCGCGAAATTTCGATCAGCGCGAACCCGAAAAAAGCCAACCCTAACCTCGAATCGTTCAACGAAGAGCAACGCAGACTTCGCGAACAGCGCGGTGCCAACAAGCCAATCCTACCGACTCAACCCGACACGCCGGAAGGCCCAAGCGCCGCACAAAAAGCCAAGGCTGAAGAGCTACGACTCGCTCAAGAACAATACCGCCTCGAAGCGGAGATGGTTCGCGCGCGCATCGCTGGCGATGAGAAGAAGCTCGCTGATCTCGAACGCCAGAAAGCAATCCAAGAAGAGATCGTCGCACTCAACAAGCTAGGCATGACCGGCAAGAACGCACAGGACACCGCCGCCAAGATGGTCGATGCACGCAAGGCCGCCGAGGATGCGGACAAGGCCCGTGAGGAAAAGATAAAGCAAGCAGGTCCAAGTGCCGGAGTCAGCACGCTCGGCAGCGTCGCCAAGGCAACCAATGTGCTCATGGGCCGCGCCGCAAACGATGGGATTTTAGAAGAAAGCCGCCGCCAAACCTCGCTGCTGCGAACGATTGAAAATAACACCAAGCCGAAGCGGCAAAAACCCGAAGTACCCAACCTCGTTTTCGCATGAGCACCGCCAAGTTGATTGTTGAGGGAGCAACAGGCTCCAAAAGCAAGGAAGGCGTCATCCAATGGGTGATCCCCTACTATGTGAGCAGCAGAACAGAAGTTTTGAGTGTTGGGACCGAAAACTACGAAGGCTGCCAAGAGGTCTCGCGGTCATGGAGCTGCAACAACGACGGGACCGATCCGTCCTACATTGTGACTATCACCTACGAAGGCGGATCGCAGCAATCGGAAGGCGCGACCTATGGCGATGAGGAATCGACCATCTGGAGCCTTGATTTCGAGATGGCTGAAGAACCAATCGAGGCCCATTGGAATTTTGAGGAAATCAAAAAAACTTTCGGTGGAAAGTGGGCAGATCCGGAAAACGAGGAAGATTGGGTTTTTCCCAAAGAACTGCCTGCAGGATCCAAATCATCCTCTGGCCTTGGAGGAAAAGGCAAAGTGGGCGCAGGCAACAAGAACCCGATGAAGGGTGTCAAAACCTACATCGTGATGAATTGCATCGCCTCGGTGAGCTACACCAAGAAAACGCTGCCGAAGACCGTGGTCAGCAACATCGGCAAGCTGTACCGTGAATTGCCCGACGCACCGGCTCAATTCAACTCATTGGACAAAGGAAAGCGCAACTGGATGAAAATGCCACCGCAGATCACCAAGCGCGGCAATGTCTGGCAGATTTCCGAATCGTGGAAGCTCTCCGAGTACTATGAATGGCCGAAGGAAGTCTACCCAGACGGCAACGCTGGCAATTTGACCTGATGAAAACCGAGCGGATCAAAGTCCAGAAGGGTGAGAAGATCCAAACCGCATGGGAGCGACTCGTGCGGTGGGTCGATACGCTCAAGGTGGTGCCAGGTGAGGGCGTAAAGGTGCGCGAAACTCCCAAGGGAACGATCGTGACCGTGCTCAAGCAGCGGCAGGTTTTTAGCCATCCATTCAAAGCAGGGCTGGGTGATGCCACCGCCTCGCTGCGGGCTGGGACAGTCAATGGTCAGGTACCCTACATCCTCGATGTGACCACCAAAAACTGGCGGCGCATCGACAACCGCGACGACGACGGCAGCAAGTACGAGCCCGAAAAACCCACTCCGGCGATGAAGCTGGACATGAAAAATCACGAAGGCGGCAAGTTCTACCTCACGCTGCGCGTGAAGCCCAATGATGTGGGCACGATCAAAACCCCCAAGGAGGATTTGCGCATCGTTCAAACCAAGACTGCGGAAGGCGACAAGGATGGTGCTGGTTATTACCCGCTCGCGCTTTGCTACCTCAACGAGTCAGGCACCGCTGTGGAGGAGGTTTTTCAGATCGTTCACCACAACATGCGCTATCTGTACCAAGCGCGCAAATCGACCGAGGGTGAAACCACCGGCAACCGTCACCTCTTCTTTCCGGTGTGAAAAGGATCCCGCTCATCCGCCATGAAACATGGAACGCGATGGTCGATACCATCGGTCGAAGGCTGCCGATTATTTTTGAGGCGGGACCAAACCGGCGCAACTGGTCCCACCCATGGAAGATCACCCCCACATGGCAAGAGGGCGTGGAGGGTGAAAGCAAAGGCCAATGGCTTTTCAAGATCCGTCCCGGCTTTGTGAATGGCGTAGAGGTAGCGGTCCCCGCGCGCTCAAAACATGTTAGCGACAGAACACTAAGGCGGCTTAAAGAGGCCGGTGAGGACATCTCCAAACATGACCGCATGGTCGATGCCTTCCTAACGGAATGGCCGAGCGTGGAAATCGGCCCAACGCGGGTGATTGGAACCGGTGCAAACCCAGATGACAAAATTGCCGGCGACGCGATGTCAGAGGGTGGCTTGTCATTCACCTATGAGCCCGTGCCTGAATTCTTCAAAAACATGGAGGTCACCGAAGCCCACACGCAAATCACTGGCAATGTCAGCAGCGGCATCACCTTCATTGATGGAATTGAAGACACCAAAACCGCTCGCCGCCTGCGGGCCTGCGATGTGTCGCTTTGGAAGGATCGCCCATCGGCCAAGTTCGAGGTCTACCCTGGTAGCCTCCTGGAAGGAATCGTGGGAGCCATCTATGTCACCTACAACCACTCAGGTCAGATGAAGAAAAACGCGTATTTGCGCGTCGAAGAAAAATTCGCGCCTCCCATCGAGCCTGCTGACGGAATGGCCCTACTCGAAGGCATCACTGACCCCGAGGTGGATTTCACCAAAATAGCCACCATTTATTTTGTGAGCCCCGAGGGTGCGGAACCTGCCGCCGAGTTGGATTCCACATGGACCCCTTATGTGAAGTACAACCACTTCTGGAACCTTGCCCACTCACCGCAGAGCATTCCAGACGCCACACCGATCGAACCCATTCGCCTGATGACGGCACTCGCAGGTGGGCTCGCTGACATTTTGATCGCCACCATTCTGGCTCCACTCAATGCCCAGTTGAACCAGATGCTTCAAATCCTCAAAAGCCGCAATCTAGCCGGGAGGTTCTGGTCGCTATGAGCTTGGACAAAAAAGAACGCCTCGCCAAAAAACGCAACGACGAGGAAGAGGCCAAAAAGGTTGAGTCAGAGAAACTCAATCCATCATTCCCCTACAAGATGGAGGTCTTCCCATACGACTTCTTTGGCTACGAGCAACTGACCGCACCGACAGAGGGCACGTCCACAAGTTGACGCGAGGGCGGGTGAAAAGATGCAAGTTTTAGCATTCGTCGATCTCACCAACCGCAAGCTCAACAGCACCCTTGGAGGAAGCACGCTGACCTTGCCGGAACTGGTGCAGGGCGACGAAATCCGCATCGGCCTGCGCTTTTCGGAGCAGATCGAAGGCACGGCTACCGAGGTCACCCGCACGCTCAATTCGCTGCGTGCCAGCATTGGCTTCGTGGATGCCAGATCGACAGGCGGAACCTTCCAACTGCATGTGGATGGCGACCCGGTCGGCTCCCCGCTAGCTTTCGATGCGACCGCCGCTCAAGTTCAATCCGCTCTAGATGCTGCCTACACTTCGAGCGTCACCGTGACTTTCAAAGATGGCTCATGGCTGGTCGATGTCGCCAATGCGGCGGAGGCTGACCTGCCCATCACCGGCACCTCAGTGAACCTTGAGCCGAGTTGTCATGTGCGGGTGCGTTCTTACCTAGTAGGATCGAAGAAACGCCATGAGATTCGCCTGATCCGCTCCCCCTTTGCAGCGACCTCAATTTTCTCAAACATCCTGCCAGCCATGCCCGAGGTCATTCGGATTCAGGCGGGTGGCAACGACAACACGACCGAATGGGATGAGATCCAAGCCCTCAAGATCAGCCCGTTCTTTCGTGGGACCTACCAGCTTCGTCGTGGCTATAAGCGTTCGGGTGAGTTGTCGATCGAGGATGGCGCGGAGGAAATCCAAGAGGCCATCGCCAAGCTTGCAGACGATGGAGGATCTTTTACCGTAAGCAACCCCTCCAACAACACAGCTCACATCACATTTGGTGGTTCGATGGGCGGACTGCCGCAGGAGCTATTGGAGGTTGAGGTTTTCTCAGCGCCACCTGGCGACCCAACCTTCGTCCTAAACCTCAACACCGCCGAACTGGCCGACGCGCTTCGTGCCGTCGATAACATCACCACGGCGGTGCTGGAGGTCGAGATGACCATCGAGGATGAGAATGACCCAGACACCCTCTACACCATCACGCCGATCCGCGTGCCGGTTCGCATTGTCCGCGAGTTGAACTGGGAGGGATTGGAGACTGCCGCCAACATCGACTGGCTGCGTCCGCCACATGGTCGCACCTATGTCCCCTTCACCGAGGATCAAATCATCACCGGCAGCCAACACTATGTGGCCCCGATCGGCGATGGCACTAACACCGAGTACACGCTCACTCACAACCTCGGCACCCGCGACCTGCATGTGACCGTGCGAAAAAATGGTGGTGACATCGCAATTATTGAACCGTCATCCGTCACGCTCGACAGCGAGGATGATCTGACAATCACCTTCCCGACCGCGCCGGCTACCAATGCCTATGTGGTCACCATAACCACCGCTGGTCCCATCTCGGCCTTCCAAACTCACAGTCATACCATCGAACAGATCGAAGGACTGCACCTCATCCTCGATGACCTCGGCAGCCGGGTTCAGACATTGGAAAATTTCATCCCCACCGCAGGTATTTCATCTGAAATCAACAACCAAACAAGCGTGGCCTCATGGGAATTGCCAAAAATCTTTGAGGTGTTCCCCACCCGCTCGACCATGGATGCGGATGACGTGGTTTCGATCGAGGCCGACAAGCTGCCAAGAAACGGAGGGCTACTTCCTGCCAAGTACCTCGCTGAATCTCCAAGTGTGGCCAACACCATCCCCACAGCCCCAAGCCAAGGCGCGGTCTACCACTACACCGACACCACCAAAGGCTTACAGCTCCCAGGATACCTTGGTCGCAAGGGAAAAACTATCGCAGCTCCCGCATTCTACGCATGGGACGGCCGTGGGTTCTACCAGGTGGAAAAGATCCGCGACTCAGAAACAGTTTACTATCCGTCGGACTTCAGCCGCGAACTCTTCCGCATCCATGTGAACGAGAAACAGCTTCGTGTCGGCAAAACCTTCGCTCTGGATTTTTCATTCGTCGCAGCCGTCTTCAACTCCAACACCTCGGTGCATTGGGGCGTGGTGCTTGATATTGGAATCCCGCAAGGATCACCGACGACACCGAGCAACATCGCCACGGTCAATTTCCTCGAGCCGTCGCTTGATCATTCGATCATGCTCACCAGTGTTCCCTCCGCCCATGCCTTTGGCTTGCGTGTGACGAGGAAGCTCGATGACATGGCCTCAGTCTACAAGGTCGACAGGGTCCTTTATGGAGCAAGCGAGGCAAGCAGCACGGTGCTCACGACCGCCAATTTTATCGTGCGCGGCCGCTTGGCCAGATTCGACACCGACAACAATTCACCCGACCCCAGAGGGCTTGTCGCATTCAACGGAATGGACGCCACCCTTGGTGACGAGGGCGGTGATTCATCAGGCGCGATGAAATATGGAACCGCAAAAATCTAAATCACCATGCCAGCCCCCGTCATCAACAAGACTCAGAGCAGCCTTACCTTCGGATTGAATCAGCCATTCAGTTTCCAATTCGTCGCAAGCAACTCACCCACCAGCTGGGCAATCGGCACCAATGAGGTGCTGCCTCCTGGCTTTGTTTTCAATCCCACCAGCGGCGTACTGACCGGCTCAGGCCAAACACCCGGCATCTGGCTGCTCACGCTCAAGGCGACCAATGTTGACGGCGCCAGCAACCCCGAGGTTTTCACCATCGGCGTGTTTGATACCGCATCAGGCCATGTGTTTAAGTCCATGAGCGTCGACACCACCACATGGACAGTGACGCTACCCGACCCGGCGGTCGCAAGGACCGTGGTGACAGGAAGCGAGCTGCCCGCACTTGAAGCGGCTGTCGGCCAAGCTCGCTTCGGCGACGATGTGCTATTCAAGATTCAACTCATCGCCGGCGGGGCTGCAGTTGACCTCCCATTGACATCGGCAAGGTTTTCGATGCGCGGGCTAGATACGGAGCCACCATTTTTTACCACAGACGACACCGCATTTCGCCGGATCACCACCATCGAGTCTGGGCAATTTGTGACCACCTATTGGCTCTATGTATCAATGGAAGACCCAGCACTCGGTAACTTCCTGTCCGAAAATGAATATGACTCCAAAACCGAGGCAAACGTGATTTGTGAAGTAGAAATGGTCTTTGAGCGCCCCAGCTCAGCAGCGGGCCCAGTTTTGCAGAAAATCACCACGGTCCCATTCCTCATGCGCGTTCGTCGCGACACCGTAAGATAACATGGCCGTACCATCCATCAGCCTCAATCAGAAGGTCTACGGCGTCGCTGGAAGCCCCTTGTCTCAAGCGGTGCAAGTGACGGGCGGACCAGTCACATGGAGCGCCTCAGGACTTCCTGCTGGGATTAGCATCAATGCGACCACGGGCGTGATTTCAGGCGTGCCGCTTGCCGCTACCAACAACCTGCAAGCCACACTTACTGCCACCAATGTCGATGGGACTGATTCCGAAATTGTTTTGTTCCTGATTGAATGGCCAAATCCGATCAGCGTGGTGCGTTTGCGAAAGGATCAATTTTCAACAACCACCCCATACAATGATGTCACTCTATCGGGCGGCTACCATCGCTACGCAAGGTGGAGAAAGACCGGTCACATTCCTGCCGGCATCAACTGGGAAGGATCAAGCCAAGGACTACGATTTTGGGGCACACCAAGCGAGGCGGGCACCTTCATCGCCGATTTCGATGGCCCATACCCACCAAATTTCACCAGCCCGCATACGGTGGGAGGTTCAAATGGCGATCCGATTGATTGCTCCAACAGTTACCCCATTGCCCTCGGCGCCGTGGATTCGGTTGAAGTGCAAAGGTTCCAAATTGAATTTATCGTCACTGAGCTCAGCTCGCCCAATGTGACCATTGATGGGGTGCAGTTCTTTGGATTCAAAACCTATGGCGAGGCGTTCAGCGCGGTGCTGCAAGGCAAACTGGCAAGGCGCGGCGGATGGGGCTCCTCTAAACGCTGCATCGGCACACGACCTCCCACCAAAGCCATCTCGTCGTCATCAACTTCGGAGGACTTAACCCTGCCGATCAGCGGCAGCCATGTGGCATGGCATTACGATTCCCCTCTCAACACACTCGATGCCCAAGGAACCACTGCCTATCCAATCAAAAACAATCAACTCACCGAAAACGACATCATCGAGGCAGATTGGCAAATCAGTGACGCGAACATGATTTTTCCGAGAGAAACCACCTTGGATACCGTTTCAGCTCAAAGGCAATATGTGGTCCCTGAAACATCCAGCCAGTACGCCACCTTTATCGGCACGCCCATTGATGGCAAAAAATGGAAAACCATCGTTCAAGCGGACATCCCGCTATCTAGGAATGCGAATTTCTTCGGAGAGTTTATGCTGGATACTGATTTCAGGGGCGAGCTTCAGGTCATGTATTGGACCTCGTCCAATGGCAAATTTTCCACCGTCCCACTCGCCCTGTTTGGCTTGAAGATATTTTTTGGGATTATGGAGCAAGGGCTCTCAAGCTACAGAAATGCCAGTGCGCTCACCCCACCGACTTATGACCTGTCGTTCTCAAGCAGCTCCCTAAGCGGAGGACTGCTCAAAACCACGCTAAGTAACATCGAGGGCCGGCACGGGGTCTTCAACCTGCTGTGTCGCTCTTTGCCCGAAGGCGACTCAATGGCGCATCTAACCATTTTTGCGAAGTCAGCCGAATCATGAACTCTTGCTGCATCAATCGTCTTAGCGAGGTGACCTGTGCCACCCCGACTGGCAAATCCATTTGGTTCAAATGCCGATACTCGAGCTGCCACGGCGGTGTGGGCCATGTGGTTGTCACAGCCAGCAACGGCTCAGTCCTCTATGATGGCGACCCTACCGCCGCAACTTCGAAGTACGTGTACATCAACTTGGATACGGCAAAATTAAACACGCTCGGCGGCACCATGGATGTGACCTACAAACCCGGCGATCGCGCATGGGGCGGACACACCTGCAGTCGCGCAACATTTGATTGGGGCTACGCAGGCAATGAGCAGCTGGTGGTGGGAACCGCCTACCTCGACAACACCGGCGGCCAAAACGACTTGGGAAATACTTGTGCCACTGGATCGAGCCAGACCCGGTGCAACACCTTCCAGATCCCGATTGGCTCACTCACCTCGACGACACAAGGCACCACACTTCCAAACGGCTTTTATGCCAAGACGCGAAATGTCTGCTTTATCAGCAGACCAACATGTACAACGTGGATTGAGGCCGTGACAGCGCCAAAAAGAGGAATTAACTTTTTGCCAGCTGGGTCCAAACTCGCGACCATTCCAGCTGGTAAATCTCTTTTGCTAGCTCTTATCAATTACGCTACACTAGGTGTTGCCAACACGGCACCAGGAGCTGAACTTAACGTTACAAGCGGTGGTCAGATACTTTCAACGATTCCAATTTCATTGGGGTCGAATGGATCGCCGATTTCTCCGTATCCGTTTGACGGCATTAGCGTCGATGGACTGCCTTTGAAAATCACCAACACATGGGGACTGCCAGTCGATCTGGAAGTGGGAACAGGCCTCGTGAATTTCCCCGGAATTTACAACGGACTGGCCGGAATCCGCGTGGACGACTCTCTGGCCTACATCATCTCATGAACCCACTTGCTGCCGCATACCGACTAGGGGGAGAACTGGCCAAATGGGGCTCAGACGGGTTCAAGCTATCAGACCAATCTGCCGAGCGGCTCGAAATTTGCCACACCTGCCCGCACTACAACGATGGACGATGCCGACAGTGTGGATGCGCCATGAACTTGAAGGTGCGCCTGGCAACCTCGCACTGCCCACTCGGAAAGTGGAAGTGATGGTGCTGCGTTGACAAGCAAGCTGTTTGAGAATGCAGCTCGCTCAATTCATCGGCGATTCCAAAACCCACCGTGTGCCGCTCACATGGAATGGCGAGGATTTCATGCCGGGAAATGCATGGTTCCTGATCTTTACCACCAAGCGCAGTGCACATGATCATGACATCACTGCAGTTTTTCAGAAGGTCAGCGGCGCGGGCATCGAGGTCGCTGGCCATATCGCCGATATTGAAAGCGTCCCCTCTGACACACTGGCTCTCACCCCCACGCTTCTTGTTTGGGACATTCAGGCACAAAACCTCAGCTCCGGTGAAGTAAGGACCGTGGCATTGGGCAGCCTGAAACTCGTCCGTGATGTGACGCACAAGACGACCAGCAGTGTCGAGATCCACACCACCCAGCCAGGAGCACCAATGGCCGGCAAAAGCGCCTACGATGTGGCGGTGGAAAATGGCTTTATCGGCAGCGAAAGCCAATGGCTAACCTCACTGGTCGGAGCCAATGGCGAAACAGAGTTGGCAAAGATGAGTGATGTTTCCCTCGACCGAGCAACGCTCGATAGCGGATCCATTTTAACCTATCAAGGGGACACGAATTCATGGAGCAATGCCCACAAAATATCGGAATCTCCATACGACGGAGCAACAGTGGTCAGTCGGGACGAGCAAGGAAGGATTTCAGCAACCGCTCTGCGGCTGACCAATGGCACCGTTTTCCAGGGAGAAATAAATGCCAGCCCAGGCATGATTTCACAGAACCGCTCATACACCCTGCCAAATGCATCGGGCACATTCTTGCTGGATACCACCATAGGAAACAGCGTGGTAAAAACCTCAGGCGACCAAACCATCACCGGCCAAAAGTCATTCACCGGCCAAATGGAGTTGAGCAATCAGGCAGCTCAAACCGGCGCCAGTGTCATGAATCGATTTTTGGCTGATGCGAGATACGGCCAAATTTTCAAAAGCGTATCCACCACGCTTCAGCAATCATACGACACCACGCCCATCGTGGTTGCCTCAGTATCTCTGCCCGTAGGCACCTATCAGTTTGATTCGTACCTGGCTCAATACGCCGAAAATGGCCCTGCCAACTGCACGGTGACATTGTCGGTAAATTTGCCAATCAGATGCGGGCTATCCGAGTTCCATGGAGGCTCATCGGTCACTAACACCGTAGTCAATGGAGACAATGTTGAATCGACATCGCGATCCAGCTCCGGAAGCGCCACGGAATTTCGCCGCACCCTCACTGGAATCGTGGAGGTGTTTAACCTCAATACAACCTTGTCATTGTCATTCAATCAAACAGCCCAAGACGCGATGAATCCATCATTTTGCAGGAAGCGAGCCTACATCATCGCCCGAAAAATCGGCTGATTAAATCACATCCAGACAGTCATTATTCTCATGCGCGCCGCCATCGACATCGACTACGCATCCAAAGCCATTGTCGGCATCGCTTCGCCTATGGTGGGAGTCATTACGTCGCTTCAGGAGCAAGTCGAATGGCACCTGAGAATCGCTTCGCTGATCGTTGGACTCGCCGTTGGCATCATGTCACTCGTCGCCATGGTGCGAAAATGGCGCAAGCGTTGACACCGATGCCTAGGTGCCATGAAAGCACTCAAATACCTCAGCCTCGTCGGAAAGTTGGCAGGGTTCGTCTCCGCCCTCGGATCCATTCCATTCATTGACCCCAAGCTTGGCATCATCATCTTTGCCGCCGCTTCAATCATCAAGGATACCACCAACCGAATCGGCGACATCGTTGATGATGGAAAGGCCAATCAAAG